GTGTTTCGCCAGTTGGTAAATTAAGAAACAAAATAACTATCCAAAACAATGTATTGTCAGCAGATGCATATGGTGGATTTACAAGAGCTAATACAACATTTATAACAGCTTTTGCACAAATTAAACCTAAATCAGCAAAACAAGTATTTAATGAACAAAGTGGTGAAAAAATAAATAATCCACAAGATTTTGAATTTGTAATAAGATACAGAGCGAACATATCAACAGCTATGAGAATATTATTTGGAACAAGAACATTTGACATAAAAAGTGTAGAGAATGATAATGAATACAATAGATATATTAAATTAGTAGCAACAGAAAATGTAGGTAACTAATGACAATAATGACTTTTAAATTTAGTGGTGTAGAAGATGCAACAAAAGCTCTTGAAAAAGTAAAAGAAGATTTAGAAAACAATATGCAAGAAATATTATTAGGTGGTGGACAGTTAATTAGAGGTGAAGCTATTAGATCAATACAAACAGGTGCTAAATCAGGAAAAACCTACAAAAGATATAACCCAACAAGAACACACAAAGCATCAGCTCCTGGTGAAGCTCCAGCTAGTGATACAGGATTTTTAGTAAGCAATATTAGAGTTAGAGAACAAAAAGATGTGGTACAGGTTAGAAGCGAAGCATCTTATAGTAAATTTTTAGAATTTGGAACAAGTAAAATGTTAGCAAGACCATTTTTGTTTCCAGCTTTTGAAAAAAGTAAACCTAAAATAGCAGAAGTTATTTTTCAAAAAATAAAACAAAGTTTAGACAAGTTTGGTAAATAATGAGTGATCACAGTTTAGAATTACAGAAATCAATTTTTAATGCTTTAGATGGTGATTCTAATCTACAAAGTTTAGTTACAGATGTGTATGATTTCGTACCTGAAAGTACAGCTTTTCCTTATGTAAAGATAGGAGAAGAAACATCTATAGATAATGGTACAAAAACACTACAAGGTAATGAACATACTCTTGTCATTCATACTTTTTCAAGGTATAGAGGAAGTAAGGAAGTAAAAGAAATTATGAGCAGAATTTATGCTTTGTTACATGAGAGTAGTTTGAGTGTTTCAGGTGCAAGTCTTGTAAATTTAAGATTTGAATTTTCTGATGTAATTAAAGAAAATGATGGTTTTACTTCGCATGGGATACAGCGATTTAGAGCAGTAGTTTATGATAGTTAAAAAAAATATAATAAGGAGAAAATAAAATGGCAGTACAAAAAGGAAGTAGCTTTTTATTGAAAGACAATAGTGGTGGTAGTGCCGTAACTATAGGTGGACTAAGAAGTACATCTATGAGTATTAATGGTGAAATGGTCGATGTCACAAATAAAGATTCAGCTACATTTACTGGTTCGTCAGGTCACGATATTGGTAGAGTATTAGGTTCAAATATGGGTATAAGAAGTATGTCTATATCAGCAAGTGGAGTATTTACAGATTCAACTGGAGAAAACAATTTAAGAGGTGCAGCATTTACAGGTTCTGCAGTTAATTATGATTTAGTTTTTGGTGATGGTTCAGATGTTAAAGGTGCTTTCATAGTAACAAGTTATGAAAGAGCTGGTGAGTTTAATGGTGAAGAAACATATTCAGTAACTCTTGAATCAAGTGGTACTATAACTTACACGAATGCGTAATTATGATTGAATGGACAAATGGTTGGAAAGTGATAAACTTTGAATTAAATGGCGATCAACATCATGGATTTATAAAAGTAACTAAATTAAAATATATAGTTATTGAATGTAATAAAGATGTTGATTGTCGTCCATTAGATAAAATTACTTTAAATGGACATGATAATCTCATAGTGCAAAAATTAGTTACTTACGAAAGTAGAGCAGAAATTCATTGTATAGAAGATAACGATGGAGAGTTGAAAAAGTCAATAACAACAAAGAAAAAACTAAAAAAAGCACTAGGAGATGATGATGAACAAATACAAGGGTGAAATCACTCGTAAGTTTGGTGGTAAAGAAAGAACATTTAGACTTACATTTGATTGCATAGTTAAGATAGAAACAAGAACAGGTAAATCTGTTATGAATGTTGCAAGGTCAATTGCAGAACAAAACTTTTCTTTACATGATATATCAGTAATTTTACATGAAGGACTTATTGGTGCAAATGGTAAGTTTACACATCACGCAGTTGGTGATATGATAATAGAAACTGGTTTAACAACTTCTGCAGTTTATGCAGGAGAAGTTTTAGGTACAATCTTTACTGGAGATAAGGAAGAAGATAATTCCCCTTTAGTAGAGGTGGAGAGTCAAGAAACTACTACCCCATCCAAGAATATTTAGAGATTGGATTAGGGATTCTTCACATGTCGCCTGAAACCTTTTGGGGTTGTAGTGTAATGGAATTTGCATCGGCTATGGAGGGTCATATGCTACAACATAAAGGTAAACAAAGAAACAATCCTGTAACAAGGAAAGAGATGGAAGAATTAATGAGGAGGTTTCCTGATTAATGGCAAATCAAGCAACAATTACAGTAGAACTACGAAGTAAAACTCAAGAATTTGAAAGAAAGTTTTCTAAAGCTACAGATACAGTTAAAAAGAAAACTAAAGAAATAACAGAAGCAACTAAAAAAAGTAGTAATGCCGCAAAAGGTTTTCAAGATAGATTTAGAAGAGCTTCTCAATCAATTGCAGCAATACAAGGACCATTAGGACCAGTAGCAGGTAGGCTTACTTCATTAGGAACAATTATAGGAAATGTAGGAATCAAAACAGCAGCAGTAACATTATCTGTTGCCGCTTTAGCATTTGGATTAGGAAAAATGATTGGAGCAGGTGCAAGAGCAGAAAGACAATTTAAAAGATTAGAAGGAATATTAAAAGCAACTGGTGGTGCCGCTGGACTTACTTTATTAGATATTGAAGAACTAGCACAAAAAATTGGATTAGAAACTTTAGCAAGTACACAAGATATAAGAGATGCGGCTGGTATTTTATTAACTTTTAAATCAATAACAGGAGATACATTTAGAGAAGCATTAACTTTATCACAAGATTTAGCTGAAATAGGTTTTGGAAGTGCTAAAAGTGCAGCAATGCAATTAGGTAAAGCATTAGAAGAACCTGAAATAGGTCTATCAGCATTAAGACGAGTTGGAGTTTCATTTACAGAACAACAAAAAGACCAAATTAAAACATTAGATTTTTTAGGAAAAAAAATAGAAGCACAAACAGTTTTATTAGGAGCTTTAAAAGGTCAGGTAGAAGATACAGGTAAAGAAGCGGCAGGTGGTTTAGCTGGTGCGTTAGATACACTTAATGAAGAATTTACAATATTTATAGAAAATAATTTTCTTACAAAAATAGCACTTGCAGCAGTTACTGGTTTAATGAAAACATTAAATTTTTTATTTGGTGATTTTGAAAGTAAAATAAGAGGATTAAATGAAGCAGAGTTAAGTAAAGAATTAGAAAAAATTGAAGCAGATTTAACAAAGTTAAATAAACGATTTAAAGAAAGCGAAATGGACATGGATACTCAAAACATGATTTCAGAGCAGATGATTCCATTAGAAGAAAAAAAAGCTAAAATAATTGCTATATTAACTAAAAATACAGAACAAAAAATAAGATCAGATAAAGAAGCATTGAGATTATCCAAAGAGAAATCAAAATTTGAAATATTGATGGATAAAACAAGAGATAAAAGAGAATTAGCGAATAGAAGAGAGATAGAAGATTTAGGTAAAACAGAATTAGAATTAAGAAAACTTGCTATGGCAAGAAAAATAGAAGATGCACTTTTAGCAAAAAAAATAACTGATCAAGGGGTTATAAATGATGCTATTGCACAAGAAGCTGAAAATATAGAAATATTAGCAAACAGGGCACAAAAACTTACTGACATACAAAAAGCATTAGATGGAGTATCTGATGGTGTAGCAAAAACTTTTGAAAAAACTGGTAATAAAATATTTGATGCTTTTGCTAGAGGTGAAACTGGTGCTTTAAAATTTAAAGATATTTTAAGAGAAGTATTAATAGATATACAAAAAACATTATTCCAAGTTTTAGTAATGGATAGAATTACCAAAGCTATAAGAGAGGGAATGTCAGGTAGTGGAAGTTTAATGAGTATGATTGGTGGAATGTTTATAAAAGGAGGTGGAGATTTATCAGCTACAATGGGTAGTACAGCATCAGGTGGAAGTGTACAACAATCTAATGTTCCGAGAATGGTAGGTGAAAGAGGACCAGAGTTATTTGTTCCTGGAAGTGCTGGTGTTATAAAAAATAATGCAGATACAAGATCATTGATGAGTGGTGGAGGAGGAGGTGTTAATATAACACAGAACTTAAATTTTGCTTTAGGTGTAACAAATACAGTTAGATCAGAAATAGCAAATATGTTGCCAACTATTCAACAATCAACTATATCAGCAGTAGCAGATGCTAAATTGAGAGGTGGTAAATTTGCAAAAGCATTTGGAGGATAATTATGGCAGTATTTACACCATCGTACCCATTGACATTTCCGACTGTTGTTGGAGTACAAACACAAAGATTTTCATTAGTTAGAACTGTAGCAGTTTCTAGCTCTCCATTTACAGGTCAAGATCAGATTGTTCAACATGAGGGTGAATATTGGACAACACAAATTAAATTTCCACCAATGCTAAAAAACAATGCTTCTGTAATATTAGCTTTTCTTTTACAATTAAGAGGTAGAAGAGGAACATTTAGTATAGGTGACCAAGACAGAAAAACCATACAAGGAACAGCTACAGGGACTGTCAGAGTCAATGGAGCAAGTCAAACAGGTAATCAGGTAGCTCTAGATGGTTTCACTGCTGATAGAGCAAATGTATTCAAAGCTGGTGATTATATACAGATAGGTTCTTATATGTACATGGTAACTGAAGATGTAACTGCTAATGGTTCAGGTGAAGCCAATGTTAAAATAGAACCATCATTAAGACAGGGAATAGAAACAATAGCAGATGATGCTACTGTAACTTATACAAATGCAAAAACAATAATGAGACTAGATAGTAATGAAACTGGTTGGGATACTGATCAGGTAAGTAAATATGGTATTACTTTATCAGCAACAGAGGCTCTCTAATGGAGGAAACTATGAATTATTATTTTACAGGTATTTTAATAATAATGATGGTTTTATTAGCTTTATGTGGGGGACCAAGTGCCTAGACCATTAAGAAAAATTATTGTTAAGTTAAGAATGCTTTATTGTGATATAAGAGGACATCATGGTAAAAAATGGAATTATGAACCTGGAGATCATTATATGGGTATGAATAAAAGGAAAAGAAAATGAAAGTAAGTGAAAATACATCAGTTGCTATGCCTATCAAAAACATGATTGGTATTATTATAGGTGTCAGTATGGGCATATTCGCTTATACCGAAATTACTGCTAGACTTACATCATTAGAAACAAGTCGTGAGCTTATGACTGCTGATTTATTAAAAAAGTCAGAACAAGTAACAACTGATAAAGAACAATTTATCTTATTAGAAGATTTATATAAAACAGTAGAAAAACACCAGGAATTATTAGATAAAAATATACATAATCAAGTTATGCTTGAACATGTTGAAAAACAATTAGAAAAAGCACTAGCTGATATTGAACAATTAAAAGATAAAGTTAGAGCAAATGGGAGTCATTGATGTTAGATAAAATATTATATTCATTATTTGGTTGGATAGATGATGTGTGTTTTAAGGTTCAACTAGGAATAGAAAACCTGTATAATGATAAAAAAGGTAAAAAAAATGTCAGAAAGAATAAACAAAAAAATACTTGATTATATTAAAGATTCTAAAATGAAACAAAAACAAATAAATTTATCAAAGAATCTTAAAAAAGAAGTAGATATTGGTGCTAATGGAACACAAAAATATGTAATTAAAAAAGGAATAAATAAGGGTAAAATATTATGATAGCTGAAATTGTAGCTTTATTAATGATAGTAGATCATGAAATAAAAGAACAC